GCCGAAGCAAAAGCTATGATTGCGAGTAAAGCATCTGCGGAAGTAGTTGAAGAAGCTGAAGTAATTGAAGAAGCTGAAGTAGTTGAAGAAGCTGAAGTAATTGAAGAAGCTGAAGAGTCTGTAGATGTAGATAGTATGAGTAAAGTACAACTAGAGACATATATGCGTGAACATGGCATTGAGCTTGACCGACGTAAAAAGAAAAAAGATCTACTAGCTCAAGTAAAAGCGTTTTTTAAGGAATAGACAATGGCTACTTCGGGAACCACCGCCTTTGATATGGACTTCACAGAGATTGCTGAAGAAGCGTGGGAGCGTGCGGGACGCGAAATGCGTTCTGGTTATGATTTAAGAACCGCTCGTAGGTCTATGAATTTAATGACCATTGAGTGGCAGAACCGTGGCATTAATATGTGGACTATCGATAGTGGTACAGTGACACTGGTATCAGGTACTTCACGGTATGATTTACCAGCAGATACAGTAGACCTTCTTGAACATGTGGTACGCACGGATAGTGGTAACACTACGAAACAATCTGATCTCACCATAAGTCGTATTAGTGTGAGTACCTACGCTGCTATCCCAAACAAGTTAACACAAGGTAGACCTATCCAGGTGTGGGTTGAACGGCTAGCGACCCCAAAAATTAATGTGTGGCCTGTGCCTGATAAAAGTGGGTATATATTTGCGTATTGGCGTATACGTAGAGTAGAAGATGCAGGTAGTGGTGTAGAGACCGCAGACATGACATTTAGGTTTTTACCTTGTCTTGTAGCAGGACTAGCGTACCACATAGCTATGAAAATTCCTGAACTTGTCGAAAGAGTGCCGATGCTAAAGGCCGCATATGAAGAAGAATTTGCTAGAGCTGCAAGTGAAGATAGAGAGAAAACCTCCGCTATCTTTGTACCTCGTGTGAGTAGCATTTAATATGGCACGAGCGTTCGCATCTAACGATAAAGCGATAGCAGAATGTGATATTTGTGGGTTTCGCTACAAATTAAAAGAGTTGCGTAACATAATCAAAAAAGGTAAAGATACAAACATAAAAGCGTGTCGTGAGTGTTGGGGGCCAGACCATCCGCAGAATAAATTAGGGATGCGCCCTGTACACGATCCACAAGCAATACGTAACCCACGTCCTGATTTTGCAGGGTATGATAGTAATAGGAATATACAATGGGGTTGGAACCCTGTAGGTGATGGCAAGAACATATATGATTTAACCATTAACAACCTAGAAGCAACTGGAGTTATAGGTGACGTAACAGTAACAACCACATAGAGGTGCAATTATGATGAAGAAAAAAGGTTACGCTAACGGCGGCAAGATGATGAAGAAAGGTTACGCTAACGGTGGTAAAGTAAACACCAAAGGTGGCGCTAAAGGTGGCAAAAAGAAAGAACGTAAAGTTAAAATACGCGGCACAGGTGCAGCCACTAAAGGGTTATTTTCAAGAGGGCCAATGGGATAAGATATGAATTATTCTTCGCTCAAAACAAATATAGAGGATATCTGTGAGACTTCTTTTACAGATGACCAACTTGCTATGTTTACGCAACAGGCAGAAGAGAAGATATATAACGCAGTACAAATACCTGCTCTACGTAAGGTAGATACTGGCCCTTTGGTATCTACAAACAAGCTATACACTCTGCCAAGTGATTATTTGTATACCTACAGCATCTCTATTATTAGCAGTAGCACGCATACATACTTGTTAAATAAAGACGTAAATTTCCTACGAGAAGCTTATCCAGTAAATACAAGCGCAAAGTACGGTGCTCCTAAGTTTTATGCTCAGTATAGTGAAACTCAGATTGAGCTCGCTCCAACACCAGACGCTAACTATGAGCTTGAGCATGTGTACGGATTCTACCCTACATCTATTGTAACTGCATCTACAACATGGCTTGGAGATAACGCGAGTTCTGCATTGCTAAACGGCGCATTGGTTGAAGCTATACGGTTCCAAAAAGGAGAACCAGATGTTGTTGCTAATTACGAGAAATTATATTTAATATCTATGGAATTGTTAAAAAATCTTGGGGATGGGTATTTACGTAGAGACGCTTATCGATCTGGGCAGTATAGGGAAAAAGTATAGATAATGGCTTTTACTGGTAATTATATGTGTACATCGTTTAAAGTCGCTCTGTTAAACGGAGAGATGGACTTTAGCTCTGATACGTCTCAGTCCTTCAAGATTGCTTTATATACCTCTGACGCAACTCTGAACGCTGCTACAACCGCATATAGTACAACAAATGAAGCATCAGGCACAGGATACACCGCAGGGGGTAACACATTAACCATAGCTACAAACCCTACTAGTGATACAGATGGTACTGTGGCTTACTTAGACTTTTCAGATACATCATGGACGAGTTCCTCAATTACAGCGCGTGGGGCGCTGATATACAAATCTGGTGGTACAACTCCCGCAGTTGCAGTACTAGACTTTGGTTCAGAGAAAACGTCAAGTGATAGCACATTTACAATAACATTCCCCACATCAGCGGCTTCAAGCGCAATTATACGCGTTGGATAGAAAGGTTTAGACGATGGCAAGTACTTATGAGAATGACCTCAGACTTCAAGAGATTGGCACAGGCGAGCAGTCTGGTACATGGGGTACGACCACAAACACAAACTTAGAGTTAATTGGTGAAGCACTTTCCTACAGCGCCACAGGCGAAGCAATAGCTAACGCAAGTACACACACTATAACAGTGGCAGATGGAGTAGCCGATGAAGCACGTTGTTTCTACCTAAAATGCACAGGTGGAGGGCAAGCATGTACAGTTACACTTGCACCTAACTCACTGTCTAAAGTCTGGGTTATTGAAAACACAACTAGCTACACATTAACGTTTACTCAAGGGTCTGGCGCTAACGTCGCTATACTTGCAGGTCAAGTTAAGATGATAGCTACCGATGGCGCAGGGTCTGGCGCAGCAATTTATGACCTTATGCAAGACCTGGCTGTACCTGACTTGTTTGTAGATGATGATGTAAGTTTACAGTCTGACGGCGCAATTATAAATTTTGGAGTAAATGCAGAAATACAACTTACGCATGTGCATGACACAGGATTACTTCTTACTGAAACAGGGGGTGGCGCACCAACACTACAATTTAGAGACGCTGCTATTTCAATTAGCTCAAGTGCTGACGCTACATTAGATTTAGCAGCCGATGGTGACATAAACCTTACCGCTGGTGTAGACATTAATATTCCTGCTAACGTAGGTCTTACTTTTGGTAACGACGCAGAGAAGATAGAGGGTGATGGTACAGACCTCACTATTGCAGGCAACAACATTAATCTCACCGCTGTAGCAGATGTAAATATACCGTCAGGTGTTGGACTGACTTTTGCCACTGCTGAGAAGATAGAATCAGACGGTACTGATCTGTCTATAACCGTAGGGTCTGGCGGAGATATTAACATACCTGCTGATATTGGACTAACCTTTGGTGACGATGGTGAAAAGATAGAAGGCGATGGTACTGACCTTACTATTACTGGTAATAATATTAATCTTACTGCTACAGCCGACGTTGTCATACCTGCTAATGTAGGGATTACTTTTGGTACGGGAGAAAAGATTGAAGGTGATAGCACTGACTTGACTATAACGTCAGGAGCTAAAATTAACCTAACTGCTACTTCAGATGTTGTTGTTCCTGCCAACGTGGGTATCACCTTTGGAACAGGCGAGAAGATTGAAGGAGATAACACTGACCTTACCATAACTTCTGGAGCTAAAATTAACTTAGCTGCTACTTCAGATGTGCACTTAGCCAATGACATAGGCATGGTGTTTGGAGATGCAGGTGAGAAGATAGAGGGTAACGGTACAGATTTAACTATTAATTCTTCTAATGATCTTCATCTTACTGCTACTACAGATATAAATATTCCTGCTAACGTGGGTTTAACTTTCGGTGATGATGGTGAGAAGATAGAGGGTAACGGTACAGATTTAACTATTAATTCTTCTAATGATCTCCATCTTACTGCTACTACAGATATAAATATTCCTGCTAACGTGGGTTTAACTTTCGGTGATGATGGCGAGAAAATAGAAGGTGACGGCACCAACCTTGCAATCAACTCATCAGGCGATGTAAACATCACTGCCACAACTGTTGACCTTGATGGTAACTTAGAAGTCTCAGGCACTGCCGCAATGACAGGTGTAGTCACAGCCAACGCTGGAGTAGTTATAGATAATATTACAATCGATGGTCAAGAGATTGATGTAAGCTCTGGCAACTTAACACTAGATGTTGCAGGATATTTAGACATTGATGCTGATAACGGC